AACAGGCCGGTAATTATTGACAGGCGGAAAAATGCGTGATAAAGCCCTTAAACTCTTCAACATAGTCTGCGAATCGCCCCTGTAGCTCAGAAGGATAGAGCAACGGATTCCTAATCCGTGTGCCGCGCGTTCGACTCGCGCCAGGGGCACCAAGAAAATCAAGGGCTTAATTAAATATAATCAAGTCCTTTTCTTTTATGTCTACTCTTATTACAACTCAGTTACAACATTTCTGCTTTTCAAAAAAAGGTAAATCATTTTTGTTCAACGAGAAAAATTTGCAATAAATCACAGTAAAAAAATAATAAAAAAATAGTAAAAAAACATTCATCACGCGCAACCCCACGTCAGCACAGTGTTTGCTGATGAAAATAAATGTAAAAAATAGTTGTTAAATTTGAAAGTCGCACTAGAATTGGGGGCATGAAGAGATTAAAAATGCCTTTACTGGTTTTTATACTTACATAAATTTCAGAAACACAAATTAATTTTGCAGGGGAAAAGCTATGAAAAATCTTCAGAATATTTCAGTTGATCAGATGGAAAGTAATATTCCGCAAATCAAAATAGATGACAGATATGCTTCTTCAACAGGCAGCAAGATTTTGTGCAAGGTGAATATTTTGAAAAACGACGGAACAATACAATATGTCATAGAGCGCACTAGGGCAGGCAAATATTTAATGCAAAAATAAGATTTAATAGAACAACAATTTAGGCAAGCCAGTCAACGCAAGTCAGTCAATAGCAAGTAGCCAGTAAGCCACGGAGAAACCTTATTCGGGTTATTCGTGGCTTTTTTATTTTGCGTAGAAAGGAAAAAAGAAATGAAAAAAATTAGTACAAGAGAAGTAGATTTGGTTGTGTTTTCTTTAAACGGTAGAGAGTTCAAAATGCCCCCCATTGCCAAACAGTTGGTTGAAGCCGTTGCCGGAGAGATAAAAAGCGATTTCGTTGCACGTAGTAAAGTCAACAAAATTTCTCCGTCATTTCCCTATAATCACCGCACGTGCGCAAATCGAGACGCCTTAAAAACCGGCGTCAAAGAAAAAATCCTAGTCGGTAACAACATACTCTACAAAACAACGTCTTTACTGGAAATGTTGTGCGAAGATCTGAGCAAGGGAGGTTCTAGCCATGAATAATCTTGGTGAAAACGAAGGGCCGGACACTGCAATGTCCAGCCCTTCAGAAAATCTTTTTAAAACCTACTGTCACTGTACTACAGGTTGTAAGAAAGTCAAGATGACAATTCATCGGTCAGGATTACGCGAAATCCACGTCGATAATCAACTGTTGATTTTAACTTCAGATGAATATCAAAGAGCAACCCGTCGCGGCGACTCCGTTTTACGGAATCGAGGTGAGGGGAGAAAGCGCCATGGTTTCTAAGATCGAAGGATTTCAACATGCCATGCGGGAAGCCGGGGGAGCGCTGTATGGAAAATAATAATCAGGGCTGGATAAAACTTCACCGGCAGATAATGGAAACACCAGAATGGTTGGCGGAACCATTCACACGTGGGCAAGCATGGGTCGATCTGCTTTTACTGGCAAATCATAAGCCGGGGTTCATCCGTCGGCGTGGAATCATGGTCATGGTTGAGCGCGGGCAAGTCGGATATTCAGTCGAATCTTTGGCTGAACGCTGGAAGTGGTCGAAAGGAAAGGTTTTACGGTTTTTTCAGGAGCTAATCGAGCTGGAGCGTATTTGCCGGAAAACTGCTGGAACCTGCGAAAACACAGCAGGAAGAGGAATTTCGCAGGAAAAAATAAAAAAAATGATACCGAAGAAAACAAGTGTAAGTAGTTTAATTCACATAGTAAATTATGAACTATATCAAGCAGATAATACCGAAAACAGAACCGAAGATAGAACCGAAGACGGTACTGGAACAAGAATGATAAGAATGAAAAGAAATAATATATCCCCGGAAACCGGGGAAGTACTCTCTTATTTGAATCAGAAGACGAGTAAACAGTATAGGAATGCAAAGCTCATTCAAGCACGGCTGAATGAAGGTCGAACAGTTGATGACTGTAAACGTGTTATCAATGTAAAGATAGCTGATCCGTATTTTATTCAAAATCCAAAATTTTTAAATCCGGAAACCCTATTTCGTCCATCTAACTTTGACCGTTATCTAAATGAGGCAGTTTTATCTTCACCTGCAGAAGTAAAAGATGATTCAAAAGAATCTGTTTCAATTTCAATCTGCCCGCGTTGCAGGGCTCAGGTTCCCCCAGCAGATCGATTCGGCGCCGGCTGTATTCATTGTACGAACCAGGAGGCCACAACTTGAAAAATAATCAATATCGAATTCCACCAAATAACATTGACGCAGAGAAAGCAGTTTTAGGAGCCGTTCTCCTTGATAACAAAGCCCTTAATGTATGCTTGCCTATGGTTACACCGGATGATTTTTATTCCGATGCTACCGGCGCAATCTTCAAATCAATGATTGAGCTTTCGAACACCGGCAGAACAATTGATTCAATAGGACTTTGCGATTACCTGTCACAAAAAAAGCAGCTTGAAAAGGTTGGTGGTCATGTATTTGTTGCCGATATCATGGACTCCGCAATATCCGCGGCGAATGTTTCCCATTATTGCCAGATTGTAAAAGATCATGCCCTTAAGAGGCGGATTCTGGCTGCAGCCGAAGAGACAATTGAAAGTGTTTATTCCGGAAGCATGGAGAACTCATCTGAAATCTTAGATGTCGCGCAACATTCTTTGATGAATATTTCCACCGATAGAAAACAGGGAGATTTCAAAGCCGCGCAAGAGCTTTGTAGAACCACTTTCAAAGACATTGAAGAACGTCACAAAAACAAAAATATCATAACTGGTCTTTCAACGGGCTTTCGTGATTTGAATAACTGGACATCAGGCCTACAAAATGGCGAACTCATTATAATCGCTGGTCGTCCGGCAATGGGCAAAACTGCCTTTGCTATTAATATTGCCGAAAACGTCATTCTTTCAGGCGTACCAGTTGCTATCTTTTCTCTGGAAATGTCCGGCGAGTCGCTTATGACACGCATTTTTTCATCACAATCCGGCATTAACTCAAGTCACCTGCGACGTGGATTTATAGGCGACAATGATTGGACACGGCTCGTATCGGTAGTGGATCAGATCAGCCAAGCGCCTTTATTCATTGATGACAGCTCGGTTTTGACGCCTATGCAGCTTAAAGCGAAGGCTCGCAGGCTGAAGGTCGAGCATAATATAGGGCTTATCATTGTGGATTATCTTCAATTGATGAGCGTTGGCGGAAGACATGACAGCCGGGAAAGGGAAATCGCAGAGATAAGCCGCTCTCTAAAGGCATTGGCTAAAGAGTTAAAAGTGCCGGTAGTTGCTCTTTCCCAATTAAGCCGCAAAGTAGAGGACCGAACCATCAAGCGTCCCCAAATGTATGATTTACGCGAGTCTGGCAGCATTGAACAGGATGCCGACGTTATCGCCTTTATCTACCGCGATGAAATTTACAATCAATCACCAGATAACCCAGAGCGCGGCTTTGCGGAAATTATCATCGGCAAGCAGCGTAATGGCCCTACCGGGAGCTTCAAGATGAGATTCGACGCAGAAAGAACACGGTTTTCAGACAGCTAAATTCACTAAACTACTTAAGGACAACTTTAGAAATGGCAAACGGAAAAATAGACAAAGTTAAATTATCTCAAATGCTTCGCGCAGGTAAACCAGCTAAAGAATGCGCTAAAGTCTTTGGCGTTTCGGAAGGAGCTGTCTCTCAGGCAAGGAAAGAATTGAACCTTGCCGTGGTCAAAAACGTGCAGCTTGAAAATGCCCATAGAGTAGTCGGCGAGAATTTAAATGCAGTCGCCCAGCTTCAAAAAATCAATGACTGCGCCAATGAATTGCTCGACTTGCTGATGCGCTGGAACCGGGGTGACAAGGAAGCCCTGCAAATTCTGGAATCACAGGTTAGACGGGTCAAGGTCAAAGGCTCCGAGGAAGAAGTTACAGAATACCGTTTTAAAGACCCGCGGGAATTGGCGCTCAAGGCCATGGCCGAGATTCGCAGTCAATTGTCGCTGCAACTGGACATTTTCCAATGTCTTTACGACACGGCAGCCATCGCTGATTTCCAGCGAGAAGTCTTAGAAATAATCGGGGAGGTAGACAAAAATGTTCGGGACCAGATCATCCAACGTCTTAAGGAAAGACGAGCTATTCGATCAACTATTGACATCCGTTGACAAGCGTTTCGGGACGACCACCGATTATCAGCGATATCAGCGCGATCCTGTGGCCTTTGGGGAGGATGTTCTCGGAGAAGAATTCACCGAAGATGTCAAACGGATGATGGAATCAGTGCGGGATTTTCCGATTACCGTGGCCAAGTCCGCCAATGCCACCGGCAAAACCCATGGCGCGGCCCGTGTCGCAGTCTGGTTCTATAAATGTTTCCCGGATAGCCAAATATATACTGGGGCGGCCCCTCCTGAAAGTAATTTAAAGAAATTGCTTTGGGGAGAAATCGGATCAGTTATTGAAAGACACCGGGAGCTTTTTAAACAGGATACCGTTACAAATCTTCATATTGCGCATTCGGCAAAGTCGTTTCTTTGTGGCGTCACCATACCGGCAGCCGGCACGGAAGCGCAACGGGAAGCAAAGTTTTCCGGTAAGCATGCCCCGTATTTGCTCTTTATCATCGATGAGGGAGATGCCGTACCCGATGAAGTTTATAAGGGCATTGAATCCTGTATGTCCGGAGGTTTTGCCAGATTGCTTATCATGTTCAATCCCCGCAACGAATCCGGCGAAGTATACCGCATGGAACGTAACAGACGCGCCAATGTAATTAAACTATCCGCTTTCAATCATCCGAACGTCGTCAGTGGTATCGATCAAATCCCGGGCGCCGTCACGCGGGAAACTACTATCCGCAGAATCAACCAATGGTGTCGTCCCCTGGCTTCCAGAGAGGCCATTGACGGATCATGTTTTGAACTTCCCGACTATCTGGTCGGAGATACCGCCCGAAGTCAGTCCGGCCAGGAATATCCGCCCTTAATAGCCGGATGTTACAAGATCGTGGAACCGGCTTTCAGTTACATGGTTTTGGGTGAGTATCCAGCACAGGGCAGTCAGCAACTGATCAGCCGGGAATGGATATCTTTGGCCCGATCCCGCTGGGATGTTTACGTTTCCCAGCAGGGAGAAATCCCGCCTGTGGGAACCTGGGCCACTGCCGGACTGGATATCGGAGAATTCGGCACCGATTCTAACGTCATGTGCTTTCGCTACGGCGGATTCGTGGAAAGATTGCTCCCCTGGGGCGGACTGGACACAATGGCGACTGCCGATCGTGCTGTTGCCGAATATCAATCAAGAAGAGTTTTCTCCGTTAACGTCGATGCAACCGGTGTCGGCGCCGGCGTTGCTCCGGCAATGCAAAGGCAAAACTGTAATGCCTTTCCGGTTAAAGTCGCTTCGTCTCCTACCCAGGAAACGGAAATGGGCGAATTTCAAATCCTGCGGGATCAATTATGGTGGTCATGCCGGGAATGGTTGAGAACCGACCCGTCGGCCATGTTGCCACCGGATGAGATTTTGCTGGAGGAGCTTTTGACGCCTACTTATTCAGTAGACCGTGGAAAGGTAAGGGTAATGCCCAAATCCATGATGAGAGAGCTTTTAAAGCGTTCACCGGACAGGGCCGATGCCCTGTGCCTAACCTTTGCCGTCGACGATTCTTTCTTTGGCGGCCTTACTTTCGAGGAGTTTCCAGATGAAGATTAAAAAAATTATACACCCGTACGCATGGGAACTTAATCAGGCCCGACGTGACGAGGCCATTGTAACCAATCAACCCATAGTCGAACGTCCTTTCTGGTATGAAAATACGGAAACGGGACAATGCTATTATGATCTTTACGGCTGTATCGGCTGGCCAACCGATGTTTCGGGGGGCAGAGTGATGCCCGGTTATGTCGCCGTCGTTGGCGTGGTAAAGCCAAAAGAGGATGGGAAGACACTCCAGGATGTGGTATTTCAACTACTGGCCGAGGGGGAAAGCAGGTCTGTGCCGGCCATGCTGGAAATGATTGTTAGACTGCGCCAGGAATATGGGTTCGGCCTGCACCCGGAGTTGTTACAGGGCTGGTATGGCGATCCCGACAGGTTTATCATGCCAGTTGCATTGAAAAATGAAAGACTGACGCAACAGGGCAAAGAAAGGGCGGAAATATTGATTATTCCGTCAACAGATTATTGCAATCCTGATGCGTTTAAAGATTACATGCATGCGTTACAGGGTGTGCTCGTCGACAAAAGGCTTTTTTTCGGAAACTGCAAAATCTTAAGGAAACATTTGCATGCATTCGAGCGAGGGAATCCGGCTGTCATGGCTGTTGGTGGCCTCGTCTATACACTGTTGGGACATTGCATGTGGGCCGATCCCAGCCAAGATGCGGCGTTCGTGGTAGAGGAAGGTTTTTAGTATGGCGATATGCCGCAGAGATTAGACGCTGTTAATCTATTAAGGCCTGAGAAAAAGGCACAGTCCAAAAAAGAAAACGGCTTAAAATCGATTTAAACGTACCGGTGATTTACCGATTGACATGCAATGACGAAATAATTTTCTTCAAAATTGTGTATTACAGAAAGCCCTCATAAATTAATAGGACAGGAACTACTAAAAGAGAGGTGGCTTAAAATCCGCTTCTTTTGTTTCAATGGGTCCGAATGTTCCGTTCACTTCACCAGAAAAAGATTTGATACCCCGGTTTTTTATCAATGAATTAGGTTATCATAATATCATGATAACAAAAATGATGGAATTACCACTTGATTTCGTTAAAAATCTACCTCATATTATTTTCCGGATCAGAAAATAAAACGATTAAATTTTCAATGCGTCTAGCCCCGGTGAGACTGTTTTGTTCCGCTAAGTTTTTACGCCGGTTCCGTGGTGTAAAAACTCTTATAACATTAGGCGTAGAGGAGAATAAGAATGTCGAACCCACTTCAGTCTGTACATGTTAAGAGATTCAAAGGAATCAGCGATGCTCCTTTCGACACGGCTCCCATCAACGTGTTTATAGGGGCAAACAATTCTGGCAAGAGTACGTTAGCACAGATCATTCATTTCTGTATTGGATTGTTGCAGTCAATAAATCTAGCCGGTAGGTGGGGTTCTGGCCCAACGGTTAGCCTTAGTTTGAGCCCCGGGCAACTTTTATATTCTCCATGTATTGACCTCTACGCACTTGGTGAAAACGGACAGCTTTTGGAGCGACAAGAAAAGGCCATTGAGACATCTCTCGTTCTGCAGAATGGGCAGCAAGTCGATATAATCATCCGTAAAGGGCGCAATGGCAACATCCACACAACTGTTAATAACGTTGGCGAGGCACGCAACCTTGCGAGTCTCGAAAATCCATACACCATCTATTCCCCCGGCCTTGCTGGTATCGCTCGAAATGAAATGTACATTTCCAATGGTGTGCTAGTCCGCACCATTGCACGCGGTGATGCCAACTTGGTTTTTAGAAACATTCTACTACGACTTCATGAGCAGAACGGACAATGGGATGCCTTTATGGGGGACCTATGCGAAATATTCCCAAATATACAGATTAGAGTGGACTATATTTCTGAAACAGCGGAATACATTAATGTTTTTGCAAACAATGGCACGGCCGAAGTACCTATCGAATTAGCTGGCACCGGCGTCCTCCAAGCTGTTCAAATCCTAGCCTATGTTCACTATTTCCATCCATCAGTAATTATCCTTGATGAGCCTGATTCTCATTTACATCCAAACAACCAACGTCTGCTATGTAAGCTACTCCAGCGCGTAGCGGAGGAGAGATGCACTCAGGTGTTTCTCACGACACACTCGCGTCACGTCGTGGATGCTCTTGGCGGCCAGGCAAATTTCCTCTGGGTGCGGAGCGGTACTGTCGAGAAGATTCAACAGGATCATGATCTAGCCGTGCTTCTCGACATAGGTGCTCTCGACGTTAAAGAAATGCTCTCCCAATCTGCCGCGAAATGTATAGTCCTAACTGAAGATGCCATCAAACGTGGTCTTGAGGTTCTTTTGTCTTCGTCAGGCTTTGATATGTCAAAAACTTTAGTTCTTGCTTACTATGGTTGTACCACGCCACACAACCTACGCCCTCTCCTCGATCTCATTCGAGGGTCAAATCAAAATGCTACCATCGTGGTCCATCGAGACCGTGATTACCTCACGGTCGCTGAGTGTAATCAATGGGAGGCGGATATTAGAAAAATGAACGCAGAACCATTTCTTACGGTTGGAGTTGACATCGAATCTCATTTCCTAAATCCGAAGCATCTCGCATCTATTAACTCATTGTCTGATGAGAACGCTAAAGACATTCTTGATCAAGCAACTGTAAATATGCGCGACCAGTCGATAGAAAAATTAATTAATTCCAGAACTGATATCGAAAAGAAACTTGGGACGTTCGGGAAACTGAATCTGGGTAAACTGGCTCTCGAAGCACCCAAGCAACATGACGAAAACCCTAGGCGATACAGGTTCGCAAAGTCTGTGTTGAGGGAAATGAGAAGGATCCATCAAGAAAATACCGGTGAAAACTTGAGGGTAATTGAGTCATCAACGGAAGTATCTAATGACACTCTCGCTATGATTGCAAAAAAAACATTCTGATGACTTTAGAAAATGGAGTCCCGGCATGCGATTCCGAATTCGCGCCAATGCCGGGCGTATATAACCGCATTAACTCGGACTGACAATTCCGCTGTCACGCTTCGTTGTAAGCCGGTAACGCGGAGCGTTCTGCATGTAAACGTGGCTGGGGCCATTAATTTTTATATTCAAGGGGGCCAAATGATTGCATTTGAAAACGAGTATACTTTCACATCCGCTTTAAACGACGGAATAGCTATGTTTTTAGGATCTGGTTTTTCGGTATTAGCGCGGGATCGCAATGACAAGCCTTTGCCTACTGGCACTGGACTATCCCAGGAGCTAGTTGCTAAATTTGGACTATGTGGTGTCGATGGGCTGAGCCTACCACAGATCTGTGCAATATTGGAAGCCCAAAAACGTGATTCATTTAGGTCGTTTCTTACCGAGCGGTTTACCTGTGACCATTTCGACAGCCGCTATCTCGCTTTAGATAGGCTTAATATCAAGACCATTTTTACTACTAATATTGACGATCTCCCCTTTAAGATATACCAATCCAGCAAAAGGCACTATTTAAGCGATGTGGCCATGACTGGACCAACACATAGTGATAGAGAAGCCGTGAATCTCGTGACGTTGCATGGTTGCGTCAAGCACGATAACGAAGATTTCGCTTTCAGCTCTCTTGATTTGGCCAGTTCTTTCTCTACAGATCCAGATAAATGGCACTTTCTTACCGAGAGCTTACAACGGTTCCCGACTCTTTTTTGGGGTTACAGTCTGAGTGATTCCGGTGTGCTGCAGGCCCTTAGCCCAAAGACCGTTAAAGGCAGACCACACATGGACAAGTGGATTGTAATTCAGAAAGAAGAACAACCTGCTGTACAGTATTTCAAAGCGCTTGGATTTCAAATCATAATTGCTGGAACATCTGATTTTTTAGACTTCTTGGTCAACTATCAACCACCTCAGCACGTTCAGATTGCCGACGCATTGCAGACTACTCGCAGTCTCTTTTCGGAAGAAGCAATGCCTGAAGCGGGATCGGTACCCGTAAGGCCATTAATAGAGTTTTACGCTGGTGCGGCTCCAACCTGGCATGACATATTTCAAGGACAGATCCACAGAACGGATCATTTTGCAAAAATAAGAGAGTCGATTAATTCTGGTCGCAACACTATAGTAATAGGTGCTCCTGCCGTTGGAAAAACAACGCTCATGATGCAGATAGCGGCTGATATTGCTTTCAAAGGGCACAAATTGATTACTGAGTCTCTCACAACAGAAAAGGCCAGCCTAATAATCAGGAAGCTTAATGGGGAAAAGGCCCTAATATTTGTTGATAATTTTGGAGACAATATTGAGTCTTTCGATATATTATCAAGGTCTCCTAACGTAATTGTAGCCGGCTTTGATCGTGACTATAATTTTGATATTATCAGCCACAGAATTAACCGGAGTGCTTTCAACATTATTGAAGTTACGGATCTAAGTGATCGTGATATACAACAAATATTCTTGAGAATCCCTAAGGAAATTCGAGTCGAATACTTCAATCGGCCGGTTACAGAAAAAGGGGTTAACCCGTCGCTATACGAGGTAATAGAAGCCAATATTGTTAAGCCCAGCCTTCAAAAGCGATTCAATCATGTACTAAAGCAACTCCTCTCCATTGATCAGGTACTGCACGATGTCTTTGTCATGTGCTGTTACGTACGCCAGTGCCGTACACCAGTTTCCTTCGACATGGCTTATGCTTTTTGTAGGGGATTGATTGAAGATTATAAAGATATCTATTTAATATTCGATCGATTAGGAGCGCTTGTTGCGGATTACTCCGGCCCATTTGTTGATGTGGATCAAGATTATTACACTCCACGATCTACTATCGTATCTGAAGCTGTTCTATCTCAAGTCACCCACTCTAATCTTAAGCGCGTCATAACACGATTTCACACAGAGGTTTCCTCATTTAGGATAGCCCGTTATGATGTCTTCAAACGACGCGCGTTCGACGCAAATTTGATGCTAAATGCTTTCGACTTTTGGGAAGATGGCAAAGAATTCTATGAAATAGCATATGAAAAGGACAAGTCCCCCTATCTACTGCAGCAGGGGGCGCTTTACCTGGCTCACAGAAGACATTTCAGAGAGGCTTTTTCGTGGATTGATCGGGCAGTTCTCCAATCGAAATACAAAATACCATCAATAAGAAATTCTCACGCAATTATACTGTTTAATGCAAATATCAGTGCCCCCCAAAGCGATCCAACGGTCCGACAAACCTTAACAAAAAGCATGGATATCCTGAAGGAATGTTACACCTACGACAAAAGAAAGACTTACCATGCGTTGACATTTGCTGACCAAGCACTTAAATACTACGAAGTGTACAGGGACGATAACGCGGTTAACTACCTAAATACAGCTATCGAGTGGCTTGGCAGTGAGAAGAGCAGGTCACCGTGGAATCGAAAGATTAATCGCCTTTATGCTATTGTAAACAGCAAACTGTTACAACTGCCGTGAAAGAAATGGAAGGAGAAGGATGACGAGAAGAGTACGCCCTTCATCTATTCAATTAATAAGGATAACCTGTTTATCTGCAAGAATAATTGCCGAACTACTACAAGTAGCCAATCGGCTAGAAAATGGCTTTAGCCTTTGGCTCAGCTTTTTGTTGGAAGAAAAGAATGTCATATGAGACACGAGGAGATAAGAGATGTCCTTTGAAATGGCATTGTGGCAGGTTGCTGGCCAGAGCCTCATAGAGGTTCCATCAGCTAATTTAGATAATGAGCAGAGACTGGAGGATTGGATTGTGGCCGATTCTTCCATTCTCGGAATGGATATAGCCATCATAGGCTGACAAGTACAAACCCCTTTCGGAGGGCGAATTGATTTGCTCGGTTTGGATAGAGATGCAAACTGCGTCGTCCTAGAGCTTAAGCGTGGCAGGACACCACGGGAAGTTGTTGCTCAACTCTTAGACTATGGGACCTGGGTTAGAGACCTGGGCTATAATGAGCTTGATCAAATTACACAGCGGTGGACACAAAAGAGCGTGGCGGCCATTTTTCAGAACGTGTTCGGTGATGCCATACCGGAAACAATTAATGAGGGCCACAGTCTTGTTGTAGTCGCATCGAACTTAGACGACTCATCCGAACGAATTATCTCATATCTATCTGAAGGGTATGGTGTCAGTATCAACGCGGTATTTTTCACATTCTTTCGCCGAGAAAATACGGAACTTGTAGGGCGTGCGTGGTTTAAAGATCCAGTGGAAACAGTAGAACGTTCAGAATCGAGGAAACGTGCCCCATGGTCGGGTTACTGGTTTGTGAACGTTGGGGAAGGCTCTCACCGGAATTGGGATGATAACCGCCGCTATGGATATATCGGAGCAGGTCAAGGCGAAAAATATTCCCGTCCACTTAAACACCTCAAAATTGGAGACAAGCTTTTTGCTTATATGAAAGGAGTCGGTTACGTAGGATATGGGGAGGTAACTAAAGAGGCAGTTCCCATAAACGAATTTGTCGTCGAGGAAGACGGTAAGCTACTTCTGGAACACTCTCTTCACGCTCAGAACGCCGCAGAGAACCAGGACTCACCCGAAAAATGTGAGTGGGCTGTAGGCGTCCGTTGGCTTAAGGTCTTTTCGCGTGAAGAGCCTAAAACATTTAAAGGCGTGTTTGCAAACCAGAACATTGTTTGTAAGCTCCGAGATACAAAAACCCTTGAATTTCTTCTAGGTGAGTTTGGCTTGGAATAACAAGGGCACATCCATATACATGCGGCCAACTCGCTACACTTGCGGCTGTTGTTGGCGTTGCATATTTTAATAAATAAAAAGTATCTTTAAACGAGTTTTAAATATACTTTTTTATATCCTTGACACCCACCTTCAAAAAGAATATTCTATAACCCTCAAAACAATCCAAAGCGGAAAGGCCAACCGTAAAATGGCTATTTTTGTTTGTGCCAACAATATAAATTTGTCCGTGGAGTGGGGTAACGGTAACGTCCCCAAGGGTGTCTTTGGCATCCTGAGAGCTCCACGGCTTTTTTATTTTGGAGGAAAGTATCGTGAAGAAGGGAAGAAGAGAAATTAATTTGGAAGAATTTCACCCAGAAGAACAGCTTGTCATTAGATTATGTACATGCTCTGAAAGCGTCAGAGCCGCTATGTTGGAGGAATTGCTTAACGAAAAAGCAAAGGAAAAACAGCAGCAGGCTAAAGCCGAAAAGGTGGAAAAGAAAAAGAAATTGAAGTTTGTCGAAGGTGGGCAGTACACCCCTCCGGCGCCATCAAACCCGTTAATCTCCGAAGAGTTCAAGCAATGGCGGAAATCACAAAAGCCGGAGGTGCTAACATGATGAAGAAAGAAAAGCAAAGGAGCCATCCGAAAGAAACCAAGGAAGGTGTCAACAACAGCACAAAAGACCACCAACATTGCCATACCTGCCTGACCGGTTTGGTTTTGCAAATGTTCGGAGAGATGAACCATTATGTAGAAGACGTTATGGAGATTCTGCAGAAAGATTGTCTGACAGCAGAGTTGCTGCAGCGGATATTTGCAGCCAAGCTAAGGCAGATGGATTTCTATTACGGGGAGAAGTAGCAGAACGGTTAAGAGATGCGGAAGATAAAAACCCAGAGATAATTCCGTCATTCCTCAATGGGAAGGAACGGTTGCTTCGAGGATGACAAGGTATTCCGATAGAGCTGGGCTTATTGCAAAAGGCGGGTGTGAGAGCATCCGCCTTTTTTGTTAATTCTACGACCGGATATTAACCGGCTACAGCTTTATGCCGACGCATACACGCTGCGCCCTGCGCCATAGTAGGCGTCATAGACATGCTGGAACACGGCGGCGGATTTGGCATCAAACAGCTCCGGCGTATAAGCTCTCGGCAACCCCTTATCCAATACCTTCTCAATGGATACCCGTACTTCAGCGCGGGATTGTTGCCTTTTGCGCCAATCCAGCACCAGTTTGCCATCTTTAAGTGTTGCCAATAGCTCCCGGGCAGTTGCCTTCACCTTCTGGCGGTCGCTGTTACTGAGCACAATGTCCGGTTTGGTCAGCAGGTCAAACAGTACCAGCTCCTCCTCTGACAATTGCTCCGCTACTCCGCGCTGCTCTTCTTCATTCAAACTCCGGGCAAAGTCCATCAGTCGCTGGAAGAATTCCTCGGCATTGAGGCTACCGGCATTATAGGCGTCGATCATCGCCTGGAATTGCTCTAAATAGTCCATCCGGGTACGGTTGAGACGCACCATGGCCATGAGCTTTTGCGCCACCGTGCCCTTGAGCTTCTCGTTCATGGTGCGCTTACGTCCTGTTTTAAATTTGTCTGCCAGTTCCTCAAAGTCAATGCCGCTCAGATTGATCCAGTGCTCATCATTGTAATTGGCACTAGGCTCTCGGATGATATAACCTTCCGTGGCTATGGAACGGTCGAGCAAGTCTTCCACTTGCAGCATGACCTGTGATATATCGGCAGGCGGCGTCAGCGCTCTGATTTTTTCGGCAATGACCTGTACCGGTATTACCTCGACAGCAAATGCCCGCGCCTCAGGGTCAGGAAGTATTGCCTTGTAGAGACGCTGCACGGTATTGCCCAGATCCAGATAGCGCCGTTTTATTTCTTCGGAGACCACCAGCGCTTCCACGGCATCGTCCAGCAGACCGATCCGCGCAAATCCATCCGCGGATTTTATAGCGTCCAGATTTACACCATGTTCCCGGCATAATCCGCCAGTGTCTGTCAAAGTCTGGCGCAGTGCCGCTACTAACGAGGCCTTGTCCTCCACCGGTTTGTTGCCGCTCCCTCCGGCGCCGTAAATCGCCAACGCCTGCTCCAGGTTACGGAATACTCCGGCATAGTCTACAATCAAGCCGCTTACCTTGCCGGGATAGACGCGGTTGGCTCGGGCGATAGTCTGCATCAGGGTATGATTGCGCATGGGCTTATCAAGATATAAGGTCGAACAGATCGGCACATCAAAGCCGGTCATCCACATAGCACAGACAAAGACCAGCCGGAAAGGATCGTCCGGGTTCTTGAATTTCGTTTCTAGGTCTTCGTCCAACATACGTTTACGGTGCGGCTTAATATCCAGACCTTTTTCGGCCATCTCCGCAATTTCATTCTGCCCCTGCGACACAACCACCGCCATGTCAGTTTCTTTCATCCGGGCAATTCGTTCTTCGATATCACTTCGGGCTTCGTCCTGCGCTGTATTCCACTCAGACTGCAACTCTATTATCTTTGCCGCCCAGTGTTTCTTTACCTTATCATACATGCGGATGGCCGTGGCCTTGTCGATACA